ATATTTCAGTAATAGCGTATAAAACAGATCACAATTATTTATTAGCAATTTTTACGTTATTTTTTGCTGAATTTTGGTGTTATATAACGCACTATATTACTCATAATAAAAACTTTGAATTTATTGGTTTCATGCATTTATTTCATCATGATCCAAAATACGCAGATAAGACGTGGGTATTTGTCATTGAGTTACTGCTGAACTTCTTCATATATGGAGGGTTTGTTTTGATATTTTTAGGAGAGATAGTTAAAAAGTTATTTTCAATAGAAATATTTAATAACTACGTTCTGTTCTTTTGGTCAATAGTATATAGCTCGTATCACTTAATTAATTTTCATTATTTGAAATCACCCACCCACAAAGAGCATCATCTTCAAAACGGACAACTAAATTACGGACCAGATTGGATGGATATTATTTGCGGAACAAAACTACACGATAATAGATTTGAAGATTTCAACAGCTCAGTTTTAAATGGGTTTATTGGGTTAATTATTATTTTATTCTTGAAGCAGACACCATATGATCCAGTCAAGTATATTGAAAGCTTGTTCTAGGCAACCATTGCAACTTTAATTTGTTCATGATGTTGATAGTTATGTATCTCAAAGTCGTCAACTTGATAATCATTAATATTCTCTCTTATTTGTTTAATTGTAACTGTTGGAAACGGAAAAGGTTCCCTTGCAATTTGTAATTTAGAAGCATCAATTGCGTTTTCGTAAATATGACAATTGCCCATAAAATGAATAAATTCGTATGCCTCCAAACCGCAATGTTTTGCAATCAAGTGAGTTAACATTGAATAAGATGCAATATTAAAAGGGATTCCCAAGAAAAAATCCGAGCTCCTCTGATACATAGCGCACGACAATTTATTGCCGTCATGAACATTGAATTGGCACATAATATGACACGGTGGAAGCGCCATTTGATCCAACTGTTTAGGATTCCAAGCCGTCAAAATAAGTCGTCTGCTATTTCTGGTCTCAGGATTTTTTAATTTGTCAATAATTTGCTTCAGCTGATCAATGCCGTCAAAAGGATGGTCTGCATCTAAACTTTTTCCAGTAAAGCAGTTATAACTTGCACCAAAATTGCGCCACTGATAACCGTAAACTGCTCCAGCCATTCCCTCAGGATATAACGTAAGCCCTCTGGAATCCAAAAATTCGCGACTGGTATTTTTATCCCAAATATGAACGCCTTGTTGCTGCAAAATTTTATTATCAGTTTCGCCACGAATAAACCATAAAAGCTCTTTTAAACAAGTCTTCCATGCAGTTTTTTTAGTGGTTAAAATGGGAATCTTACCGTTTTCAAGGGAGAAACGCATAGATTCGCCAAACGTACTAATAGTATTACCATTTCTGCCCTTTTCTAGCGTTCCTTTTTCCAAAATTTTTTGGACGAGATTTAGATATTGCATTTCTTCAAAATTTACACTCATATTTCTTTCTGTAAAAAAATAATGGGTTGTTTTTATGCCTGTTTAGGAAGAGTTTATTTAGCAAAAGACAGGATTCACTTATTTTAATTTCTTTTTATAAAACATATGGACAGTCTAGACGATTCAAAATTATCATCAAAATTAGGGTTTTTCAAATACGTTTTTAACTTTGACGATGAAACAAAAGCAGATTTATTAAACATAACGCAATACTCATTACTAGCATTTGTACCCATTGTGATTTTAAACAAGGCGATGCAAAAATTTGTACCAGAGGCGGACGAGGAAAAGGGTAGCTTAGAACTTTTAGCAGAAGTTATTGGTCAAATTGTTGTCATGTTTATTGGTTTATTTTATATTCACAGAATTACAGTATACTTGCCAACATACAGTGGAACCAAGTATCCTGATAATAGCATGATTTACATTATATTGTCAGTCTTGCTAATTACACTAAGTCTGCAAACAAAGTTGGGGGAGAAGGTGAGCATTTTATTTGACAGATTAGTTGATTTATGGGAGGGAAAATCAGCAGATGATAAGAAGAAAGGTAAAGGAAAGGGAAAAGGGAGTGTGAAAGTATCACAACCCATTTCTGGACAAAATCAGGCACCCAGTAATGCCAGTGCCATGGGTAACTCTTTATACGGCGGAATGAGTCAAGGAACCACGTCAATTAGCAGCTTGCCCACAGAGCCTGTTCAACAAAACGCTCCGGATTACAATGCAATGTATCGCAATGATAACACACCACTTCAAGGAGCCGCGACACCAGGAATGGGAGACCCATATGGCGGAATGATTATGGCAGCCAATGAGGTTCTTGGTGGCAGCGCGTTTGGCGCTAATTGGTAAATAAAATCAAAGACCTCTGCAATTTTCACCATGAAATAAAGTTTCATCTATTTCTATGTCTGGGACTTCTTTTCCAGATTTATAATAAATAAACGGATATCTATCAATATATGAATGAACTCGGCCGCGTTGATATCTTTCTTTTGAGGTTCTATGCAATACTCCAAATTTTTCTTTGCTAATGCCATGGTCAGCGAGTTGTAAAATCCAATCCTCTGATTCAGTGTATCTGTTATAGAAAGTTGGATATTGCAACAATTTAATGTAAGACGAACGAGCCCACCAAAAATTGCCAGAATAATGAAATATAAAATCATTATAGTTGATTCTGTCTTCGTGACTCCACATTTCGCACCCACACGTGAGTTTATTTTTAAGTAAATTTATGCTATTCTTCCATTTTTCTATTACAAAATATTCCATCATTAGTGTCCAGTCTTCTGATGGGCTATTTTCTTCACGTGATATTCCTCTATTGTGAATATACAAAATTAGGCTCTCTTCGCGTTGTTTATCGCAAAACTCTTTCAAAACCGTTGTTGTAACTCCTTCGCAACCTTTTTCTTTTTTAATTAAAATTTTAACCTTGGGGTGATTTATGATATGTTCAAATGGGAAATCAAAGGAACTAACATACCCAATGTATAATGTGTCACATTTATCTAACAGTCCACTAGTTTGAATCTTATTAAATTGACGATTAATTATATTTTTTCCTCTTGACAAACCTTTTTCATCTATAAAAATGTGCCAAAATACGTAGATTGGTGCGTTTAAATCAATCTCAATATTATCAATCTCCGTCATATAATGGTAAGTTTTTGAATTAATTTTAAATGTTATTTTGTAAAACAATATAATAACATTTTGAATAAATTAATTATTAATGCAGAAAATTAAAGAGATTTACGAAATGCTTTCTTCAACTCCAAGTGACATAAATGAGCATTTGCCAACTTTATTTAGATATGCTCAAGAATGTGACAGCGTTTTTGAAACTGGTGTAAGAGGTTGTATTAGTAGTTGGGCATTTGTTTATGGTTTATTAACTGGCAAAAAATCTACTAACCCAAAATTTATGTTATTAAATGATCTATATGAATGTAATATAAAAGACCTTGTTTATTCTTCATTAAATGAGGACATTAAACTAAATTATGTTTGGAAAAACAATCTGGAGGTTGAATTTGATAAAACTTACGATCTAACCTTTATTGACACGTGGCATGTATATGGTCAATTAAAGAGGGAATTGGAAAAATTGAGCAAGGTAACAAACAAGTATATTATTATGCACGACACAACAGTTGATGAATGGTATGGAGAAACAATGCGCATGGGGTTTAACGCAGTTCAACAATCATTAGAAACCGGTTTTCCACTAGAAGAAATAAATAAGGGTCTTTGGCCAGCAGTTGAAGAGTTTTTACAGAACAATCCTGATTGGTATTTGCACGAAAGATATACAAATAACAATGGGTTGACAATCTTGAAAAAAATAAAATTATATCCAATATCATTCGCAATCCCAAAAATAAAAATTATAGATGAAACTAACAATATTGAAAAAAAAGAAAAAGTAATATCGGACATAATTCCAGATTACTCAAGAAATTATATTTATGACTGCGAAGAAGATTATTACAACGAATATAAAAAGTCCTTATTTGCGTTAACTAATAAGAAAGCTGGATGGGATTGTTTGAGACATTATGAAATAATTGCCAATGGTTGTATTCCATATTTCCTTCACATTGATCTGTGTCCAAAAAATACTATGACGCATTTGCCAAAACAATTGCTCTATGAAGGAGTTGAGCTATACGAAAAGTGTTGTAGATATAAAGATATAAGTGAAGTGCCAGAAAATATTATGCAAGAATGTAAAGAGTTAAGCACAAATCTTATTTCTTTTATGAAGGAACATTTAACAACACAAAAAATGGCCGAATATATATTAGAAAAAACTGGATATAAAAACGTTTCAAATGTTTTATATTTATCTAGTAACGCACATCCAGATTACTTAAGATGTCTCATGTTGCATGGGTTCAAAGAGAAATTTGGAGAAAAATGTCACGACTATATAAAAATACCTCATATTTATAAATCAGAGCTAAACAATTACACAACATTGTATGGTAAAGGGATTACATATACTAACTTATTAGACGACTCATTTCGCGATAATAATCTAGACGCAACCATTGAACGTGATATAGAAAATCATAAATACGACGTTATAATATATGGATCATGCAGTAGAGGAATGCCTTATTACGATTTAATTCGGTCAGCATATAAACCAGATGAAGTCATTTTATTGTGTGGAGAAGACGAAAGCAATTATGATTATTCTTTTTACACCAAAGAAGGTCATCATGTTTTTGTTAGAGAACTATAATAAAACGCACAGTGTGATAATTTTATATAATTTTAAAGAAATTATATAAAACTAATTTAATATGCTGACTATATATCAGACAACAAAAATGGACGTTGAAAAACTATTAAAAGCGTTGGATAATGAAGAGAATTCAAAATTTATGAATTTAACAACAAAAAAAATTAACGACATGAAATTAGACATTCTAAAAGAACTGCAATTCTCGCAGAAGGATGTAACAGAAATAATGCAAAAATTGAAAGAGTATATGTATGTGGATGAGATGAATGAATTGCGACAGGGTGCTTTTATAAGATGGATACCTATAAAAGACCCAGATAATTTGCATCTAACCGCAGGTGGACTTCTTTGTGGAATAAATGTAACAGACGGCGGAGTTTCTCTAACGTGTAAAAATTTTGCGCGTAAACATTACCAAATAAAGATGGACGAGTGTTTGGTTTTCCAGAAACTAACAGCCCAAGAACAAGTACTTTTATCAGCTATGGATCATTTGGCGAAATAATAATAAATAATAAATAATAAATAAAAAATAAGACATAAATAAATAGCATCAAATATAATCATAGCAAAATGTCTTTATCGGATTATTTAAATGGAGTTGGAGTAGTTTACCACGAAGGTTATTGCGAACAAGTGCCAAAACAGGTGGATGATTTAATATGGTTAATAAAAGACAAAAATATAAATAATATTGCGGAGATAGGATTTAATGCTGGTCACTCTGCCAATACTTTTTTGAAAAACAATAATTCTTTAATTTTAACGTCTTTTGACTTGGGTATGTATAGTTACGTTTATCAAGGAAAACAGTATATTGACGCAAATTATCCAAATAGGCACACATTGATTGTTGGTGATAGCAGAACAACGGTTCCTGCATTTATTAATGCAAACAAACAGACTAAATTTGATTTAATATTTATTGATGGTGGTCATGAATACGATGTGTCAAAATCAGATTTGGAAAATTGTTTTCATTTAGCACACAAAGATACAATAGTTATAATGGATGATACTATATTTACAAACGGATGGGAAGCTCAATACACAATTGGACCTACAAGAGCTTGGACAGAATTCCTCAGTGAAAATAAGGTAATTGAAATCAGTAGAAAAGAATATGAACCCTATAGAGGAATGTGTTGGGGGAAATACGCATTTTAACCGCGTTTGTTTTTTCTAGTTTTGTTACACGGACAATCCTTAAATAGACCAGGAATAAATTTACCAATCTTGATGAAAGCGACTTCAACTGGTTTCAAACCACGTTTAACGGTTGAAACTAGTTTTCCATTCTTATAATATTTAACACTCTTGTGACCTTTTCCCTTCTTAATAAGAACCTTTCTCACAGTTTTTTTGCCACCAGTTTGATGGGCTTGTGTATTAGAGTAGTTAAACGCAGAATTTGACGTAGTGTACATTTATATATTTTATCAAGAAAAAATAAATAAATGAGTAAATATATAATGAAAGAATTATACGTTCATTTGTTTCATATTTTGATAGTTGGAACCCTATTCTTGTATGTAGGAATTAAGTCTACGAATACACCCACATTCATGTATCCTATTTTGCTAACCCTCGGCATTATTATTGTTTTTTATCACTTATATAAGACTTATCTTAAGGTTAGTGCAGGGAAAAATCCATGGGTAAATTTGTTTCACATATTTATAGTTGGTCCACTTTTAATTTACATTGGATACAATAAACAGACGACACCTAGATACGCATTTGAGTTCCTGTTGATGTTAGGATTTGCTTCAATTGGTTATCATGGTTATTACGCTATAACCGGTCATAGTTAAACTAAACACCTATATTCAGTTTAATATTTAAATATAGTTGTATAACGCGCGTTATCTTTTAATTTAGTTCTTTCACCTAAGAAGTCAAAATATTTTTTTGATAAGGTATACTGTTCAGATTTTTTATTTTTTAATACATTTAAACGAACTTTCATAATCATGGCTACTTGCCAAATTCGTTTATGTGTATATTTTTTATCCTTGTATAATTTTTCAAGTTTATCAATTGTATTTTTAACGTCTTCTATTGTTTTATATTTAATTTTAATTGTGTCTTTTGGATTTTTATCTATATACACATCAAATGATTTTTTTGGATTATTAGGATTGTATAAAAACCGTTTTTTTGTTTTTGATTTATTTTTCATTTTTTTATGCATGCGTTTTATTGTCTTCATAACATATGAAAAGAAATAAAATATTTAAAATGCGTGTTTAAATAGTTTAGAAAAGGGGTTTATTTGTAACAAGCTCCTGCGCTATCATTCCCAATGAAGCAATCATGGCAAGTCGTCCATGGTTTATTTCAGCTTCCAACATAAACGTCTCATCTTTGCCTAAGAATGATTTGGGTAGTGAAAATCCAAGGCTACCAGGTTGGTAATCATCCTTTATTAAAAATAAGTTTGATGAACCTTTAAATGGGTCCTCCCAACCTAATACCATAGATTGCAATTCCGACGCAGCAACTGCACTTACAAACGCCGAGACAGCAAACACATCTGCATTATCTAAAACGTGAATACCTTGTTCATGAGTAACGAGTTCAGTTACAGGAATTGCTACTGCTGATATCATTCCCCAGCGACCGTGTTTTAGTTCAGCTTCACGAAGCCTTAATAATTCACTATCCGGCTTGTTATTCGCAAAGCCTAGGGGATCAAAATAACCAAGAGGTTTTGTTGAACCATAAAAATAGAAACTGTTGACACTACAACAAAATAGGACGAATAAACCAACAATCTTATTCATTTATATCTTATTTGATTTTTTACTTTTAAGTATTTTTTAAAAATATTTAATAACTAAAGTCTCAAATTCAGCACTCGCTATCAATCCATTTTTTAGTAACAACTGCTTCCACGCTTTCAAGTGCCCCTTGAGTCCAGCCTTGGTTCATGCTTATCATTTCTCCAACAACAAGCATTCCATGCATTGGGGTTTGTGCTTTTTTGATAAAGTCTTTGCGGTTTTTAAATGATCCATGTAATGGTTCATAATAATGAGTTCCTATTGGCCAATAAAAATCCTTAATTGCAATCAATTGCAATACTCCTTCAGGAATTCCAAGAGCATCTTCAAGCAAGTCGCAAAAATAGTCTCTATTCTTTGGAGTATTTTCTAAGCGATCTTTCAAAAACTTGGCGTCGTCATTATCAGTGTAAGCAATCATATAGACACCCTTTTCCAAATTCATGGGTATAATTTTTTTCAAAGGTCCGGGCACAACAGTATATCCGTGAACAAACTGTTTCATTATTTCGGAAGAAGCTTTTGTAAATTTGCCATATAAACGCAAAAATGGTTGTCCGTGAATCTCTTTATATATTGGATCGTTTGGAAGAAGTTTTTGAACGCTACTTATAGTGGTTGCTAATATGACTTTATTGCATGAATAAGAAACATCTTTTTCAGTGTGAACAATGAAGTTGCATGGTGAAATCTCTTTAACTGAAGTTACATTACTAGAAACGCGAATATTTTGAAATCCAACTTTTTTAGCAATTGTATCAACCAAAAGTTTCCATGGAATATGCAGAGCAGTCCAATGACCAAAATTGTCTTCAAACCCATAATTAAAAAGAGTGTCCCCAGCGTCTTCATTTTCATAGTCCGTATATCCAGCGCAAATGGTGAAGCGTTTGTATACAACAGGCCCCAGAATAGGCAACGCGAATTCTTTAAACGTTTTCTTTACCGGAGTTTCTTTAAATTGTTTTTTTAATATACTAAATAGTTTCTTTGTGTTGCATGGCGGCGAAATAGTTTGCGCGTAATTGTGCGACGATTGGAATTCGTCGTATGGTATTTTTAGTTCTTTTAACAAGTCAATAAGCAAAAAATCCTTTTCCTTGCGACCTACACCTGCTCCATTTACGACTTGAACTCCTTGAAACATTTCATTGCCAAGTCTGCCGCCGAGCCATTGTCTTTTATAGCGCTCAAGAACAAGCAATTTTGTTTCTGGTGCCGTTTTAAGAATTTTATATGCACTGTAAAGGCCGGAAATTCCTCCGCCTACAATAATGATATCATATTTATTATGTATTGACATATAATTATGATAGATAATAATTTATAAATGCTAAACGACTCCTAACGCTTTTTTTGCGTCTTTGTTTTATTTTTAGTTTTTGGGACAGTCATTTTTCTTGCCGTTTTTTTGAGTTCAATGCTGCGCCCATTTTTGCATTTGAATTTACCACGCGTCAACCCTTTTCTGTTTATAACCGCTTTAGTACAAACTCCAATAGCTCTTGGCTCGGCATTCATGTTTGGGTCAACTTTTTTGATACATGAACACAATTTCTTTGCTAAAATTTTTTCAGCAGTGGTTTTAATGTCTTCCGTTTTTTTAGGGACAGTTAATTCATAATAATCAAGTATTTTAGAGTAATCCGCTTTTGTAATTTTATAAGGCATAACAATTATTACAATATGCAAAGATATAAATTAAATTTGCTAGTTTAAAAGTTTAAAATAAAAACTAAAAATAAAGTATAAATGGAAATAACAATAACAGAAAAGGACGAAAATGAAGAGCCTCTTAATAATATCGGCATCCCAAAAAGAATTTTTCAAACGCACAAGTCTATTCAATATATTCAGAGTAAGCCTAAATTGCAGTTTGCATTAAGTTCTTGGAGACGATTTGTTCCTAATTTTGCATATCATTTTTACACGAATGAGATGTGTGATGAATTTATGAGAACCGAAATGGTTCAAGAATTTGGTGACATTATATACGAGGTTTACAAAAGACTTCCAGTGGCCGTAATGAAAGCAGACTTATGGCGCTATTGCATTATATACAAATACGGTGGAATATATGCAGACGCTGATGCTATATGCAAATGCGATCCAAATATATTTACAATGAATGAAACAATGATAGTTTGTGCCCCAGAAAACTCAACTCATTTGTGTCAATGGACTTTTGCAGCGCCTGCAAATTCTCTTATTCTAAAATCTATTATTGAATTATCCATTAAGAGGATTTCAAACATGCCTGTTATTAAAGGAGAGCACGTTATTCATTTTTTAACAGGCCCAGGAGTTTTTACGGATGGTATTGAAAAATATTTTAATGAAAATGAATTACATGTTTATGCTGATAAGAAATTGTATTATCGTTACAAAAATCCAACAATGATATGTTTTATGTATGATGAGTTTCATCAAAATATGATACAACATCTATTCGCTGGACAAGACAGTGACGGTTGGACGCATGACCGTTTTAAAAAGTTGATGCAATAAACAAGTATATTAGAAAAATATTTGTTTATTTTTATTTATAAATTTTGCGAGCTCCCCACAATTTTGAATAATGAATAATTTTTTGATTTTTATCGTGCTCCTCATAGTATCCATTATACATTTTTAAAATAGCAACGTTCTTATATAGAATAAATTTATCACCAGTTGGTTTGTTCCAAATGTGTTCAAGTTCAATGTTTCTTCTCTCATTGCCAATAAAACGAGACACTAATCCTGGACCAGTTGGATCAACACAACTGGTACCATAGTATTGGTTTCTAACATTCTCCACAATTTGATTAATGCAACTAAGACAAACTCCATTATTTGGTTTAACTGCTATAAGAGCATTATAAATATTATTTCCATCAATATCTATAACCCAATGTTCTTTTTCAGTTAATTCAATAAATCTAAACGAGTTTATGCAATCATACTTTATGTCCAAGTATATTCCTCCATTTTTGTATAAAATGCAATAACGCCATAAATCTGCCTTATAAGCACCAGGTATTAAAGAATCAAATGCTTTTAACACATTACCATCAAAGTTCTTTTCAATAAATTCCCTGCAATCATTATCATCAAAAAGGATGTGCTCAAATCGCGGATGTTTTGCCTTTAATCTATCAACCGATTGCTTCATGTGAAGAGGCAAGTCTTTAGAATGCCAAGTTTGATAAATTTTTAATGGGATAACGCTGTTATATTCGTTTTTTTTACTCCTTTTATAATTAAAGATTCGTACTTGTTGTAGTTTAAGTGTGTTTATTTTATTAATTAGTGCATTTTTTTTATCTTCATTAGTATGAATTATTTTTTCACCAACTTTTCCAGATAACATATAAATCGTGGACAATAAAATATTTGCAAAATAACTATTTTATGTGTAGTATTTAAAATATCCTACTATTTTAGATGCCTCTAAATAAATCAAAAATAGTAGTATTTGACATGGATGAAACTATGGGTTACTTTGTTGAGTTGGGAATATTTTGGGATTCATTAAACAACTACATTAAACTGCATCATCTAGACAATAAAATGACTCTATCTCAGGAAGAATTCAACAGCGTATTAGATTTGTTCCCAGAATTTTTGCGCCCAAACATTTTCACTATTTTTAATTTTTTAAAACAAAAAAAGATTAACAAACAGTGT